CTTCCAGATTGGGAAACTTTTAAATCACAAGCAATAAATAGTAGCACTTTAAATCAAATTCTAATTCAAGCATATCAGAGTGTTCCAGTTGCTGCTGGTGCTCTAGTTCCATCATTATTAAATGCTGAAAAAGATAATTCAAAAGATTTTTCAGCTTCTTGGACTATCATTTGTTCTGCAGTGTCAGTTTCATCAGAAGTAATTGATAATTTTATTCAAGTAGCAACTAATTACAATCTTCCAAAGCACTTTATTGATGCTTTAAATCTAAATTCATAAATAAAATAAAAACAATAATGGCTCAAATTTCAATTGAAATTCCAGACGAATACTTACCTGGTATTGAAGCAGCGAGATACACTGCAAACTCTTTAGGTTCTTCTTTTTCTAATGCTGCAGAATTTGCTTCTCATACTGCATTAGAAGCAGCAAAGAGTTGGTGTATTCAATACAAAGTTGGTCCTTATTGGGTTCAACCTCAACCTGAATTTAATCCAGATGGAACTCCTTATGTTCCAACTCAAGAAAATGTGAATTCTGAAATCTTATGATTGAAACAGATTTCAAAGAGAACATCAATGGAGTAGTGGAATGACTCTGATTATTAAAAACCCAACTAGTGGAAAAATAAGATTTAAAAAAGATACTGTAGCTACAACTGACACAAATATCAGCAACGTATCACTATTACTTCACGGTGATGGCACCAATGGCAGCACGACGATCATTGATACCAGTTATTCACCCAAAACCATCACTGCGTTTGGTGATGCTAAGATTAGCACCGCACAGAGCAAATTTGGCGGGGCAAGTCTTGCGTTTGATGGAAACTCTTATGTGCAAACCGTTTCTTCGCCGCAACTATCACAGTGGTCAACAGATTTTACGTTTGAGTTCTGGATTTATTTTAATACAATCTCGTCAACTAGAAACGTAGACATCTGGACAAACAGCACATCTGTTTCTGACGGGATGACGGCTTTTTATGTCAGCACTCTTGGGGCTGCAAGAAGCCTGGCCATCGGCAGAATGGGCATCAATGAAACAAGAAGCTCTGCCAATCAAGTCACCACGGGTATATGGTACCACATAGCCACCGTAAGATCTGGCAGCAATCTAAGTGTCTATAAAGACGGCACAAGTATAATATCAGTGGCAGTTGGCAGCTTCCTGGAAACAACAACTCAAAAGCCTCTTACTATTGGAAATTCGTTCCAAGGGGGCTCTTTTAATATAGGATTGGACGGCTACATAGACGAACTCCGCATCACCAAACACATCGCACGCTACACCTCCAACTTCACCCCACCCACAGCACCATTCCCCGATTTTTAAATAATTCACAATAAATAATCTCATCAAAAGAACACCAATAAATTAAATTCATATTCAGTTATATCACTAGAATTGAATGCTTACGTTGCTTCTATAATGAATATCGTACTTCACTTCCCACTGCACCATTCCCCGACTTCTGAATAAGTAATTTTTATATTTTTTCCAATTTCTCATAAGATAAGAATCAGAACCATTGAGAATCTGAAATTTAATTATCAGAATCTCATTGAACCAGAATAAGAGTGATTCAATCTTTTTTGTTATCTGATAAGAGAAATTAAAAACTAGAAGAAAAACAAGATATAAAAACCCAAACATTGAAAGAGACTCTCAGAAACTCAAGATATCATAGGACACTTGACAAGATCTGTCAATAGCTGTAAACTGGCCTTGTCGCCTTTCAGGGTCAGGTACTAAGTAACTCTAAGACCCTTAAAGAACCTCTAAGACACTTCAGAAACTGTCATAAGATCTCACCAAAACTCTTCAAGATCTTTTACACTTCTCTGAAGTCCCTCCCTTTTTATGAAGCAACAGAAAAAATTCATCTATCTAACTCCGATTTCTTTTCAAGCAAAAGTAGATTTTAGTGATAAAATGAACTCATTTCATAGTTGTGAGGTAATAAAAGAAGACTTGAATCGTTTTTTGATAACAACATTGAATCAGGAACATACTTTTTGGATTCCAAAGAAAGGCAATGAACATTGGAAAGTAAAACTATGAAATCACTATTACTCACTTTTACTTTAATTCTTACAACAGCACCAGTATATTCTCAAGAACTTTATACCATCAACATCAATAAGATTTGTGCTGAACTTGTAGGAATTCCTTATGCTTCAGATAACTTCACAGATGAAGAATGGGAACAGTTTAAGACTTGTTTAAGATATATGAAAGAAAATTCTAAATAGTAAGAAAAACAAGTAACTAAAATGGTTACACTATTTGCCACAACATTAATTACTTGTTCTCAAGCAATTGGAATTGTCAATCGTCTTCAACAAATTGTAGGTCTTTCTTATACACAAAAGACAGAAATCATTCGGGAAATTCGTAAAGTCATTCCAAGTTGTCCAATTCAAATTGTGGAGAAGAAAAAATGATCTCAAGTTATTCTCAAGCGATTGATTTGATCATACAAGATCTTTATACTTCTCATTCTGAGATTCGTAATGAAGCAAAGATGTTAAACTGTGAGACTGAGTTGCTTCGGATTCGTGATGACGTAATTTCTTATTTAAAATATCAAAAACTTATTCAGGACTAAACAATGTTATCAACTTCTTATCGGATTCGTTTGGAAAATATTTGTGAAAGAATTGCAAGGGGTGAAGAGGTTTCACTAGATGATATGGTTTGGGCTCAAAAATTAGCATCACATAATCAAAGTGCTGCTAAGATTATGAGACAATCAAGACGAATTTCTCAGACACCAACAATGAAAGAAGGTGATCTAGATGATTTTCTAAATCAATTGGATTTGGGAGAACCAGATCCAACTCGTCATAGAACGGGTTTTAATAGTCCAGAAGAGATTGTAGAATTCTTTAAAAGAGATGAAAATGACCGAAGGAGAGATTGAATGAAAGACTTTGAAATTCTACATCATTCTTATAGAGTGAAATGGGCATTAGGACAAAAACTTGCTGAGATTCTTGATGAAGATGAAGTTGACGATTGGCAGTATTATTCTTATAATCTAGTCTTTCGTGCCTTTGGTGAATTCAAAGAAATGTGTATGGAAGATACAAAAAAATGGAAAAAAGGAAGAATCTGTATTGATACAGAAAAATATGATGAATACATACACGGAATTGAGTTTGACTGGAATCATAATGAAGAAGAGGATATAGAGGGAAAATCTTATATTCCAGTAACCACAATCAATACTTCAGGAATTGATCAGAACACTCTGTTTGTAAATGGATATCTTGAAAACATTAGTCCATTTTTAAAATATCACGAAAAGTTTGATGTCTTTCAGTTTCGTGAGTATTTTCAATATCATCCAGCAACTACTGGAATTATTCAAATGATTGAAGATCTAAGAAATGGTCGTTCTTACGGCATTCAAGCAAGTTATTCTCAATTCTATTCTTGTCTTAAATCGTTAGAATATTGGTGGGACTGAATAAATATTCTTTAATAGGAGAAATTAAATGACACCTTTTCAATCCACAATTTTAATTTCTTGTGGAATTTTTGCTTATATCTTAGCAGCGGATAGTAACGTATCAGATTATTTAATCTTAGTATTTAAACTTATGAATATTAATATTCAAAGATTTTTATGGATGTTGAAGTATCATCCAAATAATTTTATAACCACTTACTTTCAGAATCGTAAATATGATAAAATTGCAAGAGAACTTGAAAAAGAATTGACTTCCAAGACCAATTCTTGAAGTGTCACAAGATCTCTTGACTTAAAAATCAAGAGGTCTTATAGTATCTACATTCATTTCTCTTCGTATGCCAGTCATCACTCGTCCTCTTCTTGCGGGAAACTTTGATCCACAAAAAGCAAAGTTTCCCTATATTGCTACTCCAAAGATTGATGGAATTCGCTTTTTGATGGTGAATGGAGTAGCTGTTTCAAGAACCTTTAAACCGATTCGGAACAAACATATTCAGCAACTACTTTCTGAGAATCTTAAAGACGGAGTTGATGGTGAACTTACTTCTGGGAATACTTTTCAATCATCTACTTCTGCTGTGATGACTATTGAAAATGAACCGGATTTTAAAGTTTGGATTTTTGATTATGTAAATCCTAAAGTAGAAACAATTGCTCCTTTTGAAGAAAGAATTCGTAGCATTTCTTTTTTGAATCTTCCTTTTGACTACGAGATTCTTAGGGGAATCACAATCAATTCCCTAGAAGAACTCAACGAATACGAATCAATTTGTCTTCGTGAAGGATATGAGGGAGTGATGCTTCGCGATCCGATGGGAACTTATAAGTTTGGTCGTTCTACTGTAAATGATAACATTCTTCTCAAGGTCAAACGATTTGAAGATGATGAAGCGGAACTGATTGCAATTGAAGAAAAGATGAGTAATCAAAATGAAATTGAGTATGATGCCTTTGGTAAAATCAAAAGGTCTTCTTCTCTTGATGGAATGATTGGCGCAAATACTGCGGGAACTCTGATTGTTCGCCATTCAAATGGAATGGAATTTGGTATTGGTAGCGGACTCGATGATAAGACTAGAAGTGAAATCTGGAACAATCAAGAAAAGTATCTTGGAAAACTTGTCAAGTACAAATATTTTCCTCAAGGTGTAAAAGAACTTCCGCGCCACCCAGTTTTTTTATCATTCAGGGACCCAGACGATCTATAAACTGTCACAAGACTCTTAAAGTCTTACTGATCTCGGACTATAATACACACATTAATTGAATTTTCGTTATGTCTTTTAAATCTTCAATCACTCTGAAATACGATTCAGAATGGACTTATGGTCGTTCTGATTATCTTCCAGAAGAACATCTTGTAATGGAGTTTCCTTCTGATGAATTGACTACCACTCAAGTCTTTTCTGCATTTCGTAAGTTTCTTCTTGCCACTGGATATCAAGATTCTTCTATTGCAGTTGGTGCAGTCTCGCTTGCATTCAGTGAATCTCTTTCAGAAGAACAAATGCGTAAGACAGCAGAAGAATATGGTTTGATTCTATCTGAAGATCATTACAAAGAGATTCGGAATCTTGAGAATAAGATTGATGAACTTGAAGGAAAAATAATCAGTCTCAAGGCGCATCTTTCTCGTGCTCAAAATCCATCAGATCCCAATTACACAGATGAGGAAATGGAAGCAATGGAGCATTATGCATCAAAGGAAGTTCCATGAAAGTGAAAGTGGTTTCGGATCTTCATCTAGAGATGTGTGAGAACGGCCACGGAGTTCCAGATTTGGGAAGTGGTGATGTTCTGATTTTAGGTGGAGATATTTTATGTGCTCGTCATTTTAAAACGGAGGGACCTCTACATAAGGTCTATGATGATTTCCTACAAAAGTGTGTGAAGAATTTTGATGAAGTCCTGTATGTTGCTGGAAATCATTGCTTTTATGGTTACAATTACGAGGGAACTTGGAAAGTTCTCAAAGAAAATCTACCATCTTCTATTCATCTTCTTGAAAATGACTTTGTAAAAATTAAAGATTTGGTATTTCTTGGATGCACTCTATGGACTGATTTTCGTAATGGGAATGCTTTGGATATGATGGAAGCATCTCAGTGTATGAATGATTATAAAGCCATTCGTATTACTTCAAAATATCGTAAAATGAATCCAGATGATACTTATGAGTTCCATAAGAAATCAAAGCAGTTTCTTTTAAAAAAATTGAATCAATTTCAAAATGATAATGTATGGATTCTTACTCATCACGGACCATCTTATCAGTCCGTTCATTCAAAATACAAAAATAGTGGTTTTGCAAATAGTGCTTTTGTAAGTGATTTGGATGAATTTATTCTAAATCACCCTCAAATTAAATACTGGTCGCACGGTCATACTCACGAATCTTTTGATTATATGATTGGAAACTGTAGAGTTGTATGTAATCCTCGTGGTTACTATAATGGATATAATTCTAATGGTCTAAATCAAAATTTCAATCCAAGTCTAGAAATTGAAATTTAAAATGAAAAAACTAAAATTTAAAGAACCTTATAATCATCACTATGAATATGCTGATGATATTGATCGTATTGTAAAGGTGTTTGCCGATCGTGGATATGAGATTTCTCGTGAATGCGCAGTCAAATCGTGGGAGGCATATTCTGAATCTTATGCGGCAGGATGGATGAGTATGAGAACTAATGGTGATGATGATGAATATATCTTTAATAGTGCCTTTCCATATTTTGAGGTAAAACAATGAGCGAACGTTCACGAAATCTAATGGCAAAAATCTGGGATGAACGAAACTCCGGTGCAGATACAGAAGAAAAACTAGTCTCAGCAATTCTTAAATTGATTGCAGATGAAGTTAAATTCTACAATGCTCAGAATAATCTCGTTGTTTTAGATAAAAATGATTTACTCAATCTTGCAAATGAACTATGCGAATCCGAAAATTGATTAATAAAATTTTGAATCCATATCAAGTAACCTCTTACAATAGAAGTTTATCTGATAAAATTCAAGAACTAGAACAACGAATTTCTATTCTTGAAGAAGAAAACGTAGAGACTACGAATACTCTTTATGAGATTATGCACGACATCCGAGCAGTGGATTCACGTATTGATATTCTATTTCAAAAATGAACGACTCACTTAAAATTACAGTCAATGATGACAGTTCAATTACAATTGACTGGGACGAAACAGATCCAAAGTGGTCTTTTTTAAATGATTTAACAGAAGAAGAATTCTCTAAACTACTTTCAGAACAAATTCAAAACATTATTCAAGAAAACAATGACTGATCCTATCTACAAGGAATACTCACTCTCCAATCTTCGCAATTGGATTTCGGATGCTCTTGGATCTGGAGATGCAACTGCAAAAGAAATTTATGATACAATTCTAGAAGAGGTTGAAGACTACACGAATTGTCACAAGAGACAATATGAAAATGCATTAGAACTTCAAAGTCTGATGAAAGGTCATCGTCCCTCAGTTTCTTTTGAACGAGAAGTTTGGGAAAGTAAAGTTGAAGAAGACATTATCACCGGAGAGCAGTGGATTACATTTCCTCCTGAATTGATGGAAAAACTTGGATGGAAAGAAGGTGATGATCTAGAGTGGATTGATAATTATGATGGAACTTTTACGATTCGAAAAGTATGACCATTCAGACTACTGGTTCTTTTGATACAAATGAAGAACTCTATTCTTTATCAGTTTGCTTTGAAAATCACAGCATCACTCTTGATGGTCTTACAAAAGAAGACCTAGAGCATCTTCAATCTTGTGTAAATATTCTTCTAGAAATTAATGAGTAATGGAAAATCAATTAACTCTTCAAACTGCAGCAGCATTTGAACGTATTTTAGAATCACTTATGGGAAAAACTGATGATGACTTGAATTCTCTTGCACTGCATTTAAATGAATTAAATCGTAAAGCAAAGGAAATTCAAGATGTAAGTGCTTGCATTCTAACAGGCGATTGTTGAATGGGATATTTTATTTTCTTTCTTTTTGCAATCGTATTTGCAATTAATGTTTTAATTGTCTACTTTAAAAATTTTGAGGATGATCGTAAAGATCTTGGAACCTTTGGAGGCCGAAAATGAAATTGATTGATGATCTATTTTATGTAACTCAAGAAAATTGGGGAAATTGGATTTCCATAGATAAAGATGGAAAAAAGATTGTGACTGCTTACACTGAGCAGAATTGTATTGATGCAACACATTATTTTCTTCAGATGATTCAAGAAAACTCAAATGGAACTCTCTGACTTTATTCATTCTTTTTCTCGAAATCTATTTCTATGTGTTTCATTTTTTTCTGGAATTTTCATAGGATACGTCTTTGGTAGAATGGAGAACTAAAATGCAAATAAAACCTCATAGTTCTGTTCTGGTTTTAAATTCATCTTACACTCCACTTCACATCACTTCTTGGAAGCGAGCGATTGTTTTGATTTTGAAAGAAAAAGCACAGTTTATTTCTGCAACTGTGATTCGGTTGTTTCATTATGTGCGAATTCCTGTCTCTAAGATGACTCTTCGAAAACCCACGAAGAGTATGATTTATCTTAGGGATGGCTACAAATGTTGCTATTGTGGAAAAAATCGTAACTTAACAATAGATCACATTGTACCGAAATCTCGTGGGGGGACCAACGATTGGGAAAACACTTGCCTTGCGTGCTCCGAATGTAATACTAAGAAAGCAAATCGCCCCTTAGAGCAAACGGGAATGAAACTTCTTAAAAAACCTAGAGCACCTCATAATCCAGTATTCCTCCACTTAAAAAAACATAAAAACCCCGAATGGTCTGCCTATACATTTGAGTAGACTGTTTGAAAACTGTCACAAGATTCCTTGTGCTCTGAATATTATTGTGATATAGTACCTAAAGAATTAAAAACTATGAAATGGATTGATTTCTTAAAGCACGAAGATTTTGGAAAAGAGGTTTTTCTGAATGTTCTTCAGCATAAAAAATTTTGTGTCTTTCAGTTAATGCTAGATTTTCCTGTGTATTCTGGAAGTTCTGGAATTATTATGAGTATTGGACATTCATCTGTTTTTGGAATCTCAATTGGTATTCCACACTTTGGATTCTCATTTGATGTTCTAACTTGGAAAGCGAGACAACTTGATTATTGGCGTAACGGACTAGATTATTTTTTGGAAAATTATGAATTTGGTGAAGTCTCCCCTGAAGAAACGCATATTTGAGCAAGTAATTGCAGTTGCGATGGCGTCTGATGCTCCGAAGAAAATGGGAGCAATCTTGCTTGATAAAAGAAATCGTATTATCTCAAGTGGAGTCAATTCTTATGTGATGACTCATACTCAGCAGTTTTATGCTGCTGTGACGGCATCTAAGAAGTTTAAGAATCCTAGTCTTGCTCTTAAGTCTTATGTCCATTGTGAAATTGGATGCTTATTGAAGGCAAGAAAACCGGGTCATAAACTTGTGATTTGTAGAGTTGGTGGTCACGGAGGTAAAGAACTTAGAAATAGTTTTTCGTGCCCTATTTGTTTAAATTATATTCAAACCTACTGTCACGATATTAAAGAAATTCACTGGAGCACCAACGACCAAGAGTTTTTATGTACAAAATTATGAAATTCTTAAAACAAATTCTTGATGGATGGGATTCATTCTTTGCTGCAATTCGCTACAGGTGTGATTCTTATGAATGGTGGGAATGGGATCTTGATTTTTGGGAAGAGATTAACATCGGGTTTTATGAAATGGAAATTTTCCCTTATGATGATTGGTATAATCCCACCATTAGCAAACAAAGACAACTAATACTCGGACAAAAACCACCAACCATTTATTTGTCTCCTGAAGATTTCGATTCACTATGTAGAAAACTTGATGAACCACCAGACCCTGCTATCACAAAACGAATAGAAAAAATAATGAGAACACCTGCCCCTTGGGATGAAACCAAATGAAAACTTTAATTGCAATTTTACTCTGTTCAATTCTTCTTACAGCCTGTTCTGGAGCATCAACTTCACGAGTTCTTCTAGAAGAACAAGGATACTCAAATGTAGAAATTCAAGGTTATAATGTATTTGCTTGTAGTGAAGATGACTTTTATCGTTATAACTTCACTGCAACAAATCCAAATGGAAAACCTGTCAAAGGTGTAGTTTGTTCTGCTCCACTCAAAGGTTCTACAATTCGCTTCTTTCCTTGACTCTAAATGACTAAAAAATACACAATCACTCTTAACGAAAAGCAACTTCGTGCAATTTGTGAAGCAACTGATCTGCAACAAAGAATTCAGTTGGGCCAGTGGCTTGAAATTCGGGACAATCTTCCTCTAGATTACAAAAACATTGATTGGTCTGAATTTCACAATGATATGGATGAAATTGGAAGGCTTCTGTCCAAACATATGATTGATGGAATTAATGGAACCAATAGTTCTCTTGGAGTTGGAAATGAGAAACTTCCAGAATCCAATTCCATTCTCTATGAGATTCATCGTTGTATCCGACATAAATTGTCTTGGGAAAAAGCAGTAGAAGATGGTATTGTGGAAAGTGAAGATTCTCCAAGAAAATTTCCTCAAATGATGACTGTAAATTACGATGAACCAATGAAGTATTCTGATGAACCCTTTATTCAAATTGAGAGGATTGAAGAATGAAAAGACTTTTTGCATTTCTATTGTCTGGTTGTTTTCACGAATGGGAAATCATTGCTAAAGATGATGTTGTTTATTCAAATATTGATTCTAAACATCCATATGGAAAAAGATACACTTTGAGATGTAAAAAATGTGGAAATATGAAAGTTTTTCAAGATCATATAACACCTATTATTTGGGAATGAGTTATGAAATACCGAATTGTTAAACGATCTCAACGTCAAACATCATCCTATTTTGCACAAAAAAAGTATTTGAACTTGTTTTGGGTGGATCTTCCACTAGATTCCGTTACCTCCAATTCAAAATATATGGGTAAAGCAGAATCTTCGTCCCCTATTTTAAAATTAGTGGAAAACTATATTGAGATGTGTCTTGATGGTTATTTTGATCTTAAACAAACAGTAATCAAAACCTACGAATGATGAAAAATTTTCTAATTGCAGCTTCAGTTCTTATTTCTACAATTCCTGCATACTCTCAATCCATCTATCGTCCTACGACTTGTAACGTTTATTACAACAATCGTGGACGAGTGTTTGAAGGAGTTGACTGTAAAGCGTGGTTTTCTAATTCACGTCTTGCGCGAGTGAAGGTCTATCTTCCTCATGCGGGTCGTTACTATGACTGGAGCACGAAGTATTCTAATGTCACTCCAGATCCCCGATGGAAAGAATGCTTGAGGCACACGGGAACTGAAGGGAATCAGTATCAAGTCTGCACTCAAAAATCACCAAAGGAGCTTGGAGCTTAACGGCCAATTTCAAAACTGGCACAAGGTCGCTTGAAAAGTGACTCAATCTGTTGTATAGTACACCTGAACAAAAACACCACTTGATTATGGGAAAAGTTGTAATTAACACTTGTTTCGGAGGCTTCGGGCTTTCTAAAGAAGCCTGCCAACGTTACTGGGATCTTAAAGGCCAAGAAGTTTGGATTGAAGATGATAAGGAATATCCCTCTCTAGGCATATTCACTGTTTGGCTAGTTCCTCCGAGTGAGCGAATTAAATACAAAACATCAAAGCAATTTTCATCTATGAGTACGGATGAGCGTAATGCGTATAACCGAAAGGTGAGCGAACAAACTTGGCATGACCGTAAGGTTGAACGAAACGATCCGATTCTAGTTCAAGTTGTAGAGGAACTTGGAGAAAAAGCCAGTGGAAAGTATGCTCAACTTAAGGTTGTAGAAGTAGATGGATTATACAAAATTAATGAATATGATGGTAGTGAATCCATTGAAACTCCTGGGGATATTGATTGGAGCTATGCGTGATGCTTGAAGAATACAAAAAGTTTCTAAAGGAAAACAAAGAGTTTTTCTATATGTTGTTTTCTGCGGGTGCATTTGCAGTTTTCTTTATTCTTTTTATGGGTAGTGGCATTTTTGTAATTTCAAATGTTAATCGCGCCTACAGTAACAACAAAGAATTGAGTGTGTATCGTGAAAATCTTGCCACTTATCAAAAGTGTGCAGTGAAAATTGAAGATGCTTCTTTGATTCCTTCATACTGTGGTGATGTTCCTTCTAAACCTATTCTGATATGGTAACACGAATTCTTGGCACTGCAGTAGGAGTTCTGCTTCTACTCTATGTTCTTCTCTTGAGAGGACTGCCTGTTTTGTTTTTCATCAAAATGCTTCCTCTCATTTTTCTGATTATGGTTGCAGCAGCATTAATTTATGCTGGTGTAACTTCTGATTGATTTGTCCCTTTACTTTTATTATGTTAGACAACGAAACTATTACAATTTATAAAGAAGAATATGAACGCCTACGAAAAAATACAACGCTTTTGTGGTCTGTTCGTGCTTGTGGCGTAGATAATTGGTAAGGATATGACGATGCTATGTCAATGTATCACGAAACATATCCTGACGAAGATTGATTTTTAATTTCTGATTTGTCCTTTTACTTTATTTTCTAAACTATGTCTACTCTCGTTAAAGTTGGTATTGGTGTTGGTGCTGCTGTTCTTGCGATTACTCTCACTGCTGGTCAGTTTACGACTATCAGCACTGGAGAGAATGGACTTTACATCAACTGGGATGGTCAAGTGAAAAATGAAATTTTGCTTCCTGGTGTTAAATATGATGGCTTTGGTAGTATTAAAGTTTTTAACACTCGTAAGATCACTGTAACTGCAAATGATCTGCGACCGAAGACAAAAGATAATACCATTATGAAAGAGATGGATGTGACTGTAACTTACAGCATCAATCCCACTTCTCTTTATGAATTCTACACTGGTTATGACCTCTCTAATCACAGTATTGGAAGCAATGGTCAGATTCAACTGATGTCTAGTTACATCTCTCGTCTGATTACGTCTTCTGTGAATCAGTCGGTGGATGAATTTCCCGCTCTTGCTGTGAATTCAAATTTAGAAGCTATTCAAGATACAATTAAAAATAATCTAACGGAAGCACTTAAAAAGAATGGCCTAGAAGGTAAGATTACGATTGATTCCATTATTGTTGGAAAAGCAGATCTTCCTGATGATCTAGTTGCCTCTGTGAATCGCGTAGTTGCTGCACAGTCTGCCAATAAGGAACAACAAGTGAGGACTGAAACTGCTCAACTGAAAGCAGAAGAGAATAAAGCACTCGCTTCTACTGTGTCTGCTCAATCTCTTGAGTATCAGAGAAATGAAATTCTCAAGAGTGCCTTTGAGAATGGTTCAATTCAAAAGATTCTGATTGTGAACGGAACTCCTCTGCAATTCTTCCCCACTGACAAATAATTGACACTTTGATCACTAGCACACTGCTCCTTGCGGATGGTGTTCCTTTCTGCTAGTATGTCTTCATACACACAAAGAAATCTGATGACCAGTCTTAACCTTTTCAACGCATTTATTTCAATACTTTTGTGTTGGGAACTTGCAATTCTTATGAACCTTATTTCCAATTGAAATGACATCTTCAATGATTGAAGTTGAAAAGACCTATAAGGTCACACTTACTGAAGAACAATTGAGGTATCTTTATCTTATTCTTGATTCTAAAAATTTAAGTGGAACCGTGATAAATCCATTTTATCATAAACTTAAAGAGATTTATGATAATCAACGAAATGAAGATTTAGACGAGATTTATTACAAATACGAACAATGAAAAAACTCAATCTTGACTTTATTGGAGAAATTGTTTCTAGTCCCGCTGGAATGTGTAGTTGGAGTGGAACTACAGTCACTTTCTATGGAAAATTCAAAGAGGGTGACTACAAATATAAATCTGAAATGTTTAACCGAAAAAATTTGATTGAAGCAATTTTGACCCAAAGATTTGATGAAAGCAATAGACCATCTAAAGACCATTATATGTGCTCTGCATTTCAAGTAATTCCCGAAAAGTATTTGTTTATTGAGGACGAACAATGAAAGCATACAAAGTTGAACTTCTGGTACTAGACCACAATGATATGGGGATGTGAAATGACTTACATTATTCTTCGTGATACTTTTGGGGGAGGTTTGGAAACCATTTCTAATATTGATTTGGAAGTGATTGACGAACACCAACTTGATAATTATATTTGTGATGCTGCAGAAATCATTCTCGCAGAAGATGGACATGAGAGTTTGAGTGAGTATGATGAAGATGGATATACTCCTATGGGAGAAACTCTTGTAATTTGTGAGGTTTTGAATGAGTTCAAAGGCTTAAGTTCCAATGTTTACATTCAAGATGTTCTTAAAAATAAAGAGGATCAAAAAGAAGCAGAAGAGTATCAACTTTATCTAAAACTCAAGGAGAAATTTGAAAAATGACACAAGAAGAACAAATCCTTCAAGAGATTGAAGATTCCAAGAAAGAACTTCGCCAAAGTTTGGAAGCAGTGCGAAGACTTGAAAATTACATCAAAGAAAAGGAAAAACAACTTTATTTTGCTAAATTAGAATCCCCAGATAAAACTTTATTCCGCCGTCTTGATATTGAGGGTTATATGACCGATAATTGCAATCGGATTTGTGAGATTGTAAAGAATTGGTTGCCTCCTGACCTTGACGGGTGTTATGAATATTCCGATGGCTGGAATGATTATCGTGATGAATGTTTGGCGAATCTAAAATGAACCAAGAAATCAAACAAAATCTTCTAAAAATCAAAAAAGCAGCAGACCAAATCCTTGAAGAACACGAAAACTCCACAGTAAGAGTTGGTGGAATAAACTATGCTGATTTGAGAGTTGTGGATGTTTCTTATAATCTTCATTTGGATGGTGAAGAAGATTATAGTGTGTTGATTGAGGAATGTTCTCCGAATGTTTATGAATTTCAAGAATTTATGGTAGAATGTCTCAAGGGCAAACTTGGTTTTTATGTAAATGTATCTTGTGAGTGGTGAATTGTGATGGCTAACTGGAAAGAACTTATTGAATCTGAAATGAAAGAGCAAGGAGAAACCTTTGATGATGTTGTAGAATGCACCCTCACAGAGGAACAACTTATGAAACAGTTTGATAGTGGATATGGAGGAACAGAAGGAGAACCCTTTACTCTTTGGACTACCAATAGAGTTTATGTCCCAATTTGTTACGACGGAGCAGAATGGGTGGAATCAGTTTCTCGCAATCCTGACGGAAAACCCACTCGTCATTTTGGGGGTTGAAAATGACTAAATTTATTGTTGATGTTGAACTTGACGGTTATGATACCGAAGAAGAAATGCTTGCAAATTGCACAGAAGATGCTGTTTATGAAGCACTATCAGACTATAGTTTTACTGTAATCAAAGTGGAAAAGATTGAAAAATGAAATCCTTCAACATCAATTCAATAGTCAAAGTGAAACTCACAGATTATGGAAGAAAAGTTTTAGAAATTCAACATAATGAATTTTGGAGTTCTTATAGAAAATTGGATAAGTATCCATATATTCCAAAAACAGAAGATGAAAATGGATATGTAGAGTTTCAACTTTGGGAACTTATGGAAGAACTTGGAAAAG